AATCTGGGTTAGGCAGGCCGCTCTTGGCACGTAATTCTTGATGATGGCGGTAAGCTTCGGATTCTTCTTCTAAATCATCACCATCGTCGTATTCACCCAGCACACCACTGGCCCACTCTTTAAATTCACTTTCAGCCCAGTTGCGACGTTGTTTATAAGCACGAGCAACAATGGGAAGTGCTGCACTCATTCTTTCATCGAAAATTCTACGCTCAAATCTTGCACGTAATTCTTCAAGATTGACGTCATCAGTTACAATGTTTGCGGGCGCCCAACTTTCTTTATACTTCTGGTAGCCACGTTGCCCTCTTATACTGTGTAAGTCTTTGTGTAGCTTGCCGTAATAATCAATGGCAGTTTCCACCATTGTCTGTGTCTCTGCGTCTTCGAATTGCCTGCCACGCATATTACGAACAAAAGTTCTCAGGCTATGCATTTCGTTGATAATTTCAGTTATATGTGAGCCGAACTCATCATCAACCTTGCCACCATTTTTTACGTGTCTAGCATAGGCGCGAGCTTCACTTACTGAAGTCCCCTCGGGTAATCTAAAACGCTCACCCAGGTGGTTCTCGACGTAGATGGCTGCTATATTTCTGCTTCTTGCGCCGAGTATCTCCTCGTCCACCTTCTTGCTATGCCTTACTATTATTTTAGTAGGTCCAAGATTTTCATAGCTACTGCGAGTCGTGCCCGTAAGTTTAGCCTCGTTTACTACATCGCTAGACTTGACTACGTCCTGATCTTTTTGTACGTGTTTAAGGTCTCTTAACTCTAGGCCATCCTTGGTTATATCACGAACATCATAACTACAGCGATGTCTACGTGCAAAATTTCTCAATGATCGTAAAAAATGATACCATTCATCCTTGATCTCGTCAGGCATTGATTCGGTGAGATTCATATCGTAGTAAACCAAGAGATTTTTATCATCCCCTAGGTGCATAGTAATTTCACCATATTCTACATTGTCGCTTCCAACAAAATTGAAGGTAAAGTATCTAGCTTGATTTTGATCCTGTGTGTTTTTAAGATTCGCATCCTTGATAGTGACATCATCAAATCTACTGCGAATTTTATTAAAAAGATTATCGGCTACTTTTTCTACGTTGATCATAATTTAAAATATAAAGAATACCCAGTATTTAGCACTAGCTCATTATAAAGGGCAGGGGCATAACCTCAGGCTCGCTGCTGTCCTTGAGCTGGGCGTCCAATGCAGGATCAAACTCTCTGAGGTAGGTTGCTATCCTCACAGCCAACAGCATAGACATCACGAGGTCGTCAGTTTCCCCAATTTTAGCTGCATAGCTGCCTCCGCTGGCTACAAAAACTTTTAGTTCGCTGATGAGACTTTTGCTAGCTATTTTCAGCTTTCCAGTTTCCAGTAAGTTCTTAAATTTACTACAAGCAGCCAGTTTACTCTTATTAGTAGTGTTAAACCCCTTGCGGAATCTTCGCCCAGATCCAGACTTAGCTGGCTCGCTTAGAAATATACCCGGAATTCTCTCCTCGCCATATTCATCCAGAGCGACCAGTGCTGCCTCACCCAGTGTGTTATTTTCTAGACTATAATATACATTATTGGGGTTACCACTGGTTTGAGTCAGGGTCTCAGTTATACTTGCTAGTAGCCTTATTTGTTCTTGCACTGTAGTTTTATTATGCTGCCACTCTGCTATCTGGCAGAGACTGGGTAACTCCAATACCTGAATAGCACTAGGGTCTCCGCCAGTGCCCAAACTGGGATCTAGTGCAACAATATAAACGCTATCTTTTTCCGGGCGTTTGTACCATCTAATTTGCCCTTGTTTTTGCAGTGGATCAATACCAGCCAGTTCAGTTAATTTAATAGGGTTAATCAATGTCTCATCAAAAATAATGAACTCACAATCCATCTCACGCCTAAATCTTTCCTCGCCTAGTTGCTCACGCATCTGGCGAGCCCAGCCCTCATCTCTTTCTGGATGCTCCTGCCAAGTTGAACGAAAAGCTTTGAATCCATTTACACCAAGCTCTATCTCGTTTCCATATTCATCAAATGTTTTGTTAGCCAATCTCCAGATTTGAGCGAATTGATCTTCATCGCTGTTGGGGGTGGACGTAATCATACACTTACCACCAGTGGCCAGGGTGGGGCTAATAGAAGTCCAGAACTCCTTGGCAATAGTGGGTCTGACGAAGGCAAATTCGTCACAGTAGAGTAATGATATGGACATACCTCGTCCAGTTGTTTCTGTGGTTGTGGCACTGACTATTCTACTACCATTATCAAAGTCAATACTGCCTTTATTATAGGTCACCACACCAGCTCTTATATGATCTGGAACGTTTTCATAGGCATACCTAATACGTTGCATAATCTCCTGTGCACCTGTGTATTTGTGAGCGGCAATTAAAATAGTGCTGTCCGGCACAAACATTGCATACCATAAAAGGTAACCTGCGGCAGTAGTAGATTTACCCGTCTGTCTGGGCATAAGACTGATGTTGAATCTGTAGTTATGATAAACATCAACCAATCTACGTTGATACTCAAAGGGTGTGTATAGAAGTCTACCCCTGGTGGGGTGCTGTATGTAAAAATATGTTTCTAAAAAATACTGGGGACCGTTGACAGGATCAGCACATTTGACCATTTCTCGCATCTGTTCTGTGGTCCAGTGCTGAGCCTGGTTAGGTGCTTTAATAAGATTTGTTGTAGTTTGGTTAGCCATTTATGGTTTTAGTTGCTTTCCAAGTTAAATGTAAACTAGTTCTAATTTCTCCCTGTGGTATTGGGGGCCAAAGATAGTGTACTATCTCTTTGCTGTTATCTATCAAGTATCCTGCATTTATCTTGTAGTTAGCTGCTATATCTTGGTCTCCCACTACAAAAACGGTAGGTAACGGAATCGAGTTATCACTTAGATAAATTTGTATGGCTACTTCTATTTCAGGATTATCAGTGTGTTTAGCTATATAATATTTGTGACGGTCTTGCCATAAAGTAATACCACCAAAATATAACTCTGGTTTTTTAAATATATTTTTCAATTGAGGTGTAATTTGTATGCAAGCTTGTTGTAGAATGTTTAAAAAATCCCACTCCTGCCCCAAAATAATAAACCTATTCTGTTGGTGGGCTACCTTATAAGGTTCCCATTTGTCAGTTGTTTGGGCGAACTCTAAAATTTTATCTAGATATTCTTGTGATAAAAAATTATCAAGAAAACATAAACCATCAGCGACGTTTTGTCTATTTTGTAAAGACTTACTGACACCCAAGGTAATTTTTTTAATATTTGTGTAGTTCATATTACATCAATAGCAGCTTGGCTATCCCGTAGCTTTCAGGATCATTGGGTTTTTTTGCAACGTGTATCATTTTCGTTGATATTAACCCGTATTCATTACAAATCTTTTTGTGCTTTTCACCGTAGGTATCCCAACCGTAATCTCGGGGGATATTTTCAATCATAAAATTACCACAGCTAGTTATACCACTGTTTATATCACCGTAATAATGATTAAAAATAGTTATACTATCCATAGTACGTTGTTTTGACCAGCGAAGCCCTACCCTGTTCCATTGCAATGCATATTTACTCAGACTCATAGCAAAACTTTTGATATTAGGGTGGCCAAGATCTATGGAAACATCTCTGGCTGTGGTTATCCAGGCCATATCTAGGTGTATGTCTATGTTTTTTTCTTCGCACTCTTTAAATAGACGCTGCCATCCTGGCCTGTCATCTATATACTTAAAACTTGGAAAGCTGACCACCAGTGGCTTGTCTGGTTCAAGTTCGCCCAACGGTACACCGTGCTTGCCCATTAATCTATAATAGGCGTACTCATTATCTAAAATTTGAAATCCGTTAATCCCATATTTTATGAAAAAGCTTTCAATGTAATGGGTGCAACCCATTATTACATCTCGAAAGGGAAACTTATCCCAGCCCTGTATGTCATTTATTTTTGTAGAACGAAACCATTCGTCTGCTCGGGGGATAAACTCTGCGTTGGTTACAAGACAATGACTTCCTTGAAGCCACTGATTTTTTAATCCGCGAAAAAAGGAATCCTCGATGGTTACGAGTTTGGTTGTTAGTTCAAATGGCAGGGTCATTTATTTTCCCTCGCATCCAGTTCATTACATAAAGATAAAACGGACTGGTAAATTTCAAAGTCCAGACTAAATTATGCCCCCAACAGGTTTCACCACGAACCAATTCTGGCAGTGTGTTTCCTTTTCTTTTTTCTAGACTAGCCCAGGGCTCTGGGTATTCAGGCTTGGTATAACTATAGTGATTTACTATGTCCTTGATATCAACATCATCTATTACTAACCTGTCTAATATCAATAGTTGATCTTGAAGTTCGCCGTTGGGTAAGCGTTTAGTTTGACTATTCGTTTTACCGTACCGTTTTACTTCCAGAGTATGGCGTCCAAAATTTAAACTGTGAGAAAATTGTATGACTTTGTTTTCTTGTGTTACTTGGCCATTGTGGACATTTACACCGTCGATTGATATTGATATACTAGGGGGTTGGTCCCAGTATACCGGAGTAAAAAACATTTTAAATTTGATTGTTTCAGAATACATAGATAAATTGAGAATGTATTATTTATCTATGGGTTTTTCTCCTGTGAGATAAGGTAGACTAAACCATAGTTTAAACCATTCTTCAGTTCCTGGTTGTATATTGTGCTGTTTCATCAAGGCCGCCTTTTCCGAGGCAGTCTTGCTTATATTGCTGCCCTGGCAATAAGTTTCTTGAACTGGACGCTCTGTTTTAACACCCGCAAGACGAGCCATTTCGTGAATAGGGTCATTGGGGTCTAGTACTGCGTCCTCGTGTCCCTGTTCACCCTGTGGTACAAAATCTCTAGCACTAAATCTTCTCTGTCTCATTAGTGTTCTCCGTAGGGCACCACAGGAAGATCGTTATCTGTGTTATCTGGACCCATTAATTACACCAACTTTGTTTGGCATCACCATAATATTCACGAGCGAACCCATTGGCAATCAATTGTGCACGTAGGCTTTGGCCATCTAGAATAATATCACCCAAAACTCGGCCACCAAACTTATCCCATCCATAAAGAACTACATAACGCTGAACACTCTTGGCCACTAAATTGGTAGTAAATTTTGTTGCCATTTCTCCCCGCTGAGCTTCACTTGGGCACTGTGCACGATGTCCTTTTTCAGGTGTATCAACACCATAAACACGGACAGCTAGCTGAGGTTTTAATGGTGCTGGTAAATATGGAGCAGCAATGACAACTGTGTCACCATCAGTGACTTTTAAAATTTGTGCTTCGTAGGTCACACCCTGTGGTGCTTTTTGTGCGAAGACAAGTACAGGTAGAAGCGATAATAGTAGTAATAGTTTTTTCATTGAATTTCCTTTAAGTAAAGTATTTAGCGAACTCTGGTATGACTTTTGCTATATTTTCGCCACGCTGTTGATCGATGAACTTCGTATAATCTATAAACTTTTGAAAATTTTCCTCGGAGAAATTGTCCTGCTTGAGTACGTTAATGACATTATCAATCTCTGCTACTTCAATAATACTATCAAGTTTTTTGGTTTTAATAGTCTCTAATCTATCTATAATCTGAGATCTAAATTCTAGGGGGGTGTTATGTAATTCAGTGGGACTATGATTTGATGTTAAATTAACTAGATGATAGGTATTGGGATAATTTTCTGATACGTACTCTAAAATGTCTGCTAAGTGCAGCACATTGTACACACTGACCGTGGTATTAAACCCGCATAAATTTTGTTTATTTAAATTAATGTTTTCTAATACTTCCTGAAAGTCACTGCCGTGACGTATATAATTGTTGAGCTCGCCCAGTCCATCAACGCTTACTATAAACAGCACGTGGCTGAAGTTTTTAATAATTTCTCTTAGCTTATTATTTTTTCTAGCAAAACTAGTGTTAATTCGTATTTCAGGATCCGCCCCTAGTTGGGCTACTAGTTCCAATAAGTTATTGTTTTCTTCTTCAATGAGTGGTTCTCCACCCACAATGTTTAACACTTTAAGATCAGAACTTAATGGTATCTCTTGAGCAGTCCAGCTGTCGCGTCTTTGAGTTTTCTCTAGAAAGTATTCTTGATCTAGACTTATGGGAATAGGTACTCTGTTTTCCCTCATATTGTTTACTTCTACTGCAATGGTACTGCTGTTGTGTGGATTACAGGTTCGGCACTTGAGGGCACATTTGTTACTAAATCGTATATCCAGGCTAACAGGAGTTAATTCTTTGCTGTTTTTATAATCAGTAACTTGGTTTATCAGGGCCTTTGGTTCCCGTGATACCCACCACTCATTGGCTCGTAGCCGCGGGCTGTGTAGTCCTTGATCTTCCATTTTATAACAGACATCACATTCCCTGCTTTTTTCTCCCGCAAGCATATTATCTCGTAGTCTGTTCATTCTGAGAGAATTAAAAACATCCAGCATAGACTCTTGAGGAGAATGTTTTATAACATTAAATGCATTATCACAACAGAGCGCAATTTCACCATTGGTATTTCTGTACTGGTGAGTAAACGGCAAACTACAAAAGCTTGCGCTTGGTAATATTTTAGAATACATTTAAACTCCGTACTTGTTTTTCTTGACTTTGGCCACTGGACTTACCACGTGGATGTTCTCAGTTTCTCTTGACGGGCCTTTGGCTATTTCAGTGCCGCGGCTACCAAAATTCTTTTCTGCTTGTTTGATTATTTCTTCGTCACCGTCTGTATATGCCCAGACAGTAAATTTGTCTTGAGCTGGACCGTGTGCTGGGCCGTCTTTATGATGACCAGCCATTGCTATACCAAATCGGTACATACTGTAATAAGTGTCGAGCTCATCGTAACGCTTGGCGTGCACTGCACCAGCCTGTGATACCTTGGGCAGTCCCTTGTCTTTACCTTCAGTGATGATCTCGTTTATTAACATTTATTTTCCTTGATTACCAGGCCCTGCAGGACCAATAACGTGCTTTCCAACGTGGACCTGGATTATCGCAGCGGTGTCTTGCTCTGAAACTCTTGCGACGTTTGGGGTTGGATTTTTTGATTCTCATATTAGGGTCACCAAAGTTAACCTTTACTACGTTACCCTTGGGACCTTTGACGTATACCTTAAACTTCTTTACATCACCCTGCATTCTTTTACCCAGCTGGACTTTACGACCGCGGTATTCAGCTTCGTTTAAGTTATCGTTGAATGCGCCAGCCATATCCAGAAGCACTAACATTTTTGCATCAGCTTCTAAAATTATGGTGTCCTCACTGACATCTAGAATTTGAGTCTCTAAAAGTGTGTCGCCCAGTTCAAGAAAAATTCCGTCTCCTTGAACTGGGGCTGTTTCAACAATAACTTCGCCTAGTTTCATTATTTGCCTCTAGCTAGTTTAATGCTTTCGTACTCTTTGAGGAAGCGTCCGCCTAGTTTATTTTCCATAGCCAGGGGATTATCGGAAAATTTATAACCGTGTGGGTGCATTTGTTTTTCTTTACCAGCAACTTCCCCGTCACCACCCTTGGTCAATGCTTGGACTGGCATTACTTGTGGATCGGTGCCGTTGCCAACCATTTCGCCAGGCACAGCTTCTTCCATTTCTTCTTCTGCTGCGGTTATTGTGTAGGTGTCTGCATCTGATGAATCTTGATGTGCTACGTGATCAGACCCCATTCCGGCAAGCTTTAACATTTGCATTAGCTGCATTGCTGCGTCACCATCAGCTGAGATGGTCACACTTTTATGACCATCCGAATCCATTGTGGTATTAACATTCATTTTACCAGCATCAGTGTCGCTGCCCATTGGACTTGGCCCACACTCTTGCAAACCCGCCAGCGCACGAACTTCGTCTAATTCTTTGTCGGCTGATTCTGACATTGGGCACTTGCTTTCGCCGTGCATTGGGCAGCTTTCGCCTTCCATTGTATGGTTGCACTCAGACTCGTTAATACCTGAACCGGCTTTGTCTAGTACTCCTTGGACTTTGTCGTAACGACTTGCTTCTTTTTCTCTTTCAGCTGGATCATCAGAGAAAGTTGATTTAGCCAAATGTTTATCTCTTACGTCCATTGGGCTATCTTTACCTTTGATAAATCTCTTAACACCTTTAATAAAATGGCTGGTCTCGTCTAGGTCTTCTTCAACGGCTTCCTCTTCCTTGACTGGCTCCATATCTCCGTCGCCATCCAGATCTGCTTCCTTTTTACCAGCAGCGCGAGCTTTCATTAGGTTACCAGTAAACTTGTTACCTTCTTCCATATCATCTTCTTCTAGGTCGCCCTCAAAGAAGTCACCATAAGCTTCAGCAATGCTCTCATCTATTTTTTTGTAGCTGTGTCTCGCGCCGCTCTTGCTGCCAGTTTTGCGGCCGCCTTTACTTTTCTTATCTTTGTCCGCATCTTCATCGTCGTCCTCACTGTCTTCTGAGTCGTGTTTCTTGGTGTACTTTACACCTTTGTCTGTTTTGGTTTTATCAAACTTACCAGTACCCTTAGCTTTTTCTTTGTCCTTGAGATACTTTTCCATATCATCAAAGCCTTCTTCTAGACTTTCTTCGTCAGTTTTCTTTTTACCCTTGTTGTAGGATGCCCAGGAAACTGCCCAGGGATTGTCAATACCAGGAACTTTTTTTAGAGCTTTGACCTGCTTCTCTCTTCCCGGAGGGGTAACTTCAGCAATAGCCTCGACACCTTCTTTTAAGTTAGTTTTAGAATCCGTGGGTGCTTGTTCTATAGCACTTAATTTTTTTAAAATATCTGACATATTGCTCATTTTATTTTCCTTTTCTTGGGCTAGGGATAGAATTTTTATTGGAACCCACTGGGCTCTTATTCTGATCAGGAGTTAGACCTGAAGTCTTTGCTGCACTGGTTTTACCGCCAGCCGCGTCGGGGTATTCATATTTTCTTGCTGCCTGCAGTTCTTTAATCAAGCTAGGCATTTTATCCAGATATTCTTGTCCGGAAATTGCGTCTACCTTGGATGCTTTTAATTCTTCCTGAGTTAAAACTGCTTCACCTTCTTTACCTCCCACATTGCTGACTTCTAGTCCATCAATGATAGCGTTGTATGGGTTGTTGGCAGAGATTACCTTCAAACAACCTTCTTTGACACAACCGCAGTGCATAATAGTAGAATGAATTTTCTCAGCATTGACTGGATATTCCAGGCTAACATCAAAAAGCTTTACTTCCACTGGACCTTGTTGCGGAAACTCGGGAGTTTCTTGTATGGGGAGGGTGCGAGATTTTTTAAAGTTATTAACTTTAAATTCCTCTAGCGAGGTTTTAATTTTTGCGATTTCATCTTCAGTGATATCACAAGCGATTTTTACTTTGAAATCATAAGTGCCACTTGATTCCATAAGATAAGATTTAAAAGTCTTCATAAACAATACCCGTTATTATGTTATTTAGCGTGTTTTTATAATTTAGTTACTTGGAGCTCTTGAGAATTTCTGCTAGCAGAGCGTTACGATCTAGTAGTTGCCCCTGTGCTTCTATGGGTTCTTCACCTGCTTCTCCCCGGGCGTCCTTGGCTATCTGGTGATCTAATCTCATTTTTTTGAGCTGTAGATCCACAGTTCGTAGCTTTTTGTCAATTTTAGCCTGCTTGGCTGCTATGGCGTGCCCCAGCATTGTGCCTGCTGTTTGAAGTACCGCACCACTGAATCTAGCTTCCATAGCCAGACCAAGATCCATCAAATCCTTGGCTGACTGTTTGGCTAGTTCAGCCAAGTCATCAAGCTCCTGATCGCTGCTGTCCAGTCCCCTAACTCCAGGTAGTGCGGCATCTATTTTGTCTATGGCCTGATCAACTAAAGCAATGGTTTCCTGTTGTTGCTGTGTTAGGTCCAGTGCAGATTGTGTATCCAACGTGGTCTCTGGCACAGTCTCCACTTCGGGCAGATTAAATAATTCTGATAATTTTTTAGTCATAGGAATATTTATAACCCCATAACTTGATGTTATTTTTTGGTATTAACGAAAATATCGTGCTCTGTGACTACACGAAATCGCAAGCCCTGTGCTTCGCAGAATTTTTTAGCTGCTTGCCATTTGTGTAAATTCAGAGCTACTGCTGTTTTGTCCCTCAGTGACTTTGCTTCTGTTAGTGACGTCTCTTTGCTGGGTTTGACTTCAACAACTTCACCGTGTTGCTTGCCGTTTTTATCTTGATAGATAATTAAGAAATCTGGTACGTAGATAGTGTTGCGTTTGGTAAAGGGATTCCTGTAATTGATATGTATAGCCTCGCTAGCCCATTTTAAAACCGCTGGGTTGTTATCACAAAATCGCATAAATGCAAATTCCCAACTACTTCTATAGGTAGGTTGCTTTTTGCCTATATATTTTTCGGGATTTAGTATTTCATATTTCCCTTGAGCGTACTTACTCATTTTAGAAAATAAGAGTCCTAGACACTAATTCAGTGGGAGCAGGTTGATTTTTAATTCCCAGGAGGCTGGTGGGTACCCTTCCAGAATTCAGAAATAATGCTAGGTAGGCGTTTAATTCCCCTTGTGGAAGTTTGGTAAATTCTTGTAAAATTTTTCTAGGATCTTCACCAATGGATTCAGCTGTGTTAATGAGAGTTCTTGCCAACAGTGTGGCAGTCTCCCTGCTGCCTGTTTGTTCTTGGAACCAGCTTATTATGCTGCTGCTAATTGCTGGACTAACTGCATTGACTGTTTTATAGACATTATTGAAGTATTTTGATGTTGATGATTCATTAGAATCAACTAGATTAGGTGTAGCCATAGTATATTATATAAAAAATGAATCTGTGGGCACATCAGGATTGGTTAAGTTTGTCGCCACAGGTTGAGATGTACTGGTATTAAATGCGCTAACATACTGCCCTGGTTGTGGGGTGGATACTGGTGCCGGACCAGGATTGGGCGGAGCAGGTGTTGTAAATCCACTTGGCCCCACACTTCCATATCCCCCGCCCACAAAACCTCCACCAGTGGAAGTTGTTCCACGACTAGTTAGATTATCAATACCTGGTTTAATCAAACTGTCATAACCACCCTGTGTGATATTTTGTATACCAGGCAATGATGCTATGTTGTTACCCTTGGCCGCTACCAATGAACCTTTGTCAATGGTCGATTGTAATTTAGTCTTGATTGAGCCAGCTGCATTGCTAAGTGAACTTCCCAATTTACCACCAAGGTCACTTAATTTAGAAGTTGCCCCTTTTACCAGATCACTGGGACTGGGTATGTTAATACCAGCTGTGGCATTTTTTAAAACATCGCCACCTATTTTTCCTAGTACACCTGCGCTGACTTGTTGTAAATTTAAACCCCCCAGTGCATTGAGTGCACTGGCGGCGCCCCCAATCTGAGAAAATATACTGCCTTTACTTTCAGAACCATCAGGCCTAGCCAGATCACCACTACCATTAAATGCGTTTTCTGCAATACCGCCCACGATTTGACCAAAAAGGCCCCCGCCAGAAATAGGACTAGCAGTATTGTCATAGTGCAAAGTACCAAAACCATTTACATCAATCGCATTCACTGACCCAGTTTTATATTTTACAGTTTCAAACATCACTGTCATCTGGTTTTCCATTATATCATTGCCCCCCTCTGCACTATGAGTACCGTGACGCCAGGAAGTTATATATGGGTTAATTAATGTATACTCAATGAATCTTTTATTGTGCAGGCTGAAGATTTGTATGTTGCGAAGGAAAGGTTCTAGTCCAGCATTTCTTATAGTGTAACCCCAGCGGTCATCAGTTCTCGCTGCATACACACCAGTGTTGATATGGTGCTGTTGGTAGCTTTCTTTACTATAGTCGCTATCTCTATAATAATAGGTGTAATAGTCATTCCAGAGACGATTCACAATGTTTGCACTGTCGTCGTGAAATGTAATACTCACTGGTTCATACTTAATGGCAGTTTGAACTATACTCTTTTTGTTGTAGGAGTTTATAGTTTTCACATCCATACTAAACTTTGGGAGATCTACACTTTTCACCAGCATACCAGCTTCGTACTGTTGTATCAAGCTGAGGCTGCTTACGCCGCCGCTGCCTCCGCCGACAATACTATCAAAAATACCCGAAGCAGTCTGTGCGCCAACACCAATGTTAATGCTTACATAATAAAGGTATTTGTTTTTGGGTGCTAGTTTCAATGCGTCTGCTATGAACAGCTTGGTGGCGTGCTCATAGGGGTGTGTTCGACCCTTGAGTGGTTTGTTGTCACTCTTGAACAACGTTGCAGGATTACTCACTGCCTTGGTTATGCTTCCAATATCTATTCCCATAATAATATTTAGTCAACAAAAAACCCGCTTGGGCGGGTTTCCTGTTTACTTCCACTGTTATTGTTATTACACTGCGCCGCCAGTCACTGAACCTTTTACAGTTCTAGTTTTTACCGCGGATCTAGGAGTTACATCTTGCAGAGCGTTATCGTAACGGATACTTAATGTAATTGTCACTGGATCGTTACTACCATAATCCATATCGTTATAGTTAACGTCGGTCAAGAAGCAACCAAACAGTTCCCAACTTTCAAGAATTTCTGGTTCCACTGCACCGTTACCACCATCAAGTACTTCTAGCACAGTACGGAATTTGTAATCCACACCACTGGCCGCACTAGCTTGCTCATAGAAATCATACTGCTTTTGTAGTTGTTCTGCAATGGCTTTGCTTACACCACCAGCAGCGTCGTCGCGCAATGTTACACTTACAGGGTTCCAGGTTGGACGTCCCGCAATATATGCTTTGCTGTTGTACACTGGTAATTCGATTGGATCGAACGTGATTTGTGGTCTAGCAAATGTAACGATTTGCTTACTAATTTCTAGAGTGTTAGTATTAGTACCATCAGAACCAAAACCAAAAAAGTATCCTCTAAAGCGGAACTTTAGTTTAGGCATCAATAGGCCCTGTGTTGCTGTTTCCCCTTTAATGGGTACTGTAAAATTATTTAAATTTGCCATATTATACCTCTAGGTCTCCTGGGTTCTTAAGTCTAATTGGGATATAGATAAACTCAACAGCTTTAATTGGCTGTATAGCTACATCAATCCACAATTCGTTGTTTGCTATTCTACTAGATGTGTTGTTGCTGTCATCACACACTACTAGATAATCATATATACCTCGTTTAGCCACTAGGTCTATTAAGAAACCACTTACCACTGTCTGAACACTGTTACGTGTGATGGTGTCGTTGGGTTCAAAAATAAACGGTCTTGTAGCAATTGTTAGCTGACGGCGAACGTAGTTTACTAGTCTAGCAACATTAATTCTATCCAGCG